GAGAGACCGGCCTGGTGTTCCGCTGCGTTCGCAAGACCACCGACTTCTCCGACCCGCACGAGGACACCCAGCGGGTCGCCTTCAAGTGGAAGGCCGTGACCGGCTCCTCGGCCGACAAGGCCCGCGACCTCGAGCGCGCCGAGATGACCGAGGCCGAGACGATCTGGAAGGACCCGGAGCGCAAGGACCCGATCGTCCTCTCCCAGTCGCTGACCATGAAGGCCGCTGTCGGCGTCCCGCAGGAGATCCTGTGGGAGGAGGCCGGCTACACGCCCCAGCAGATCAAGCGCATGAAGGAGCTGCGCGAGGCTGAGGAGCAGAAGGCGATGGAGCAGCAGCGCGAGCAGCTGAAGATGCAGCAGGAGTTCGCTCCGAAGCCCGATCCGGCCGACCCGAAGCGGAACGGCGGCGACCCGGTGAAGCCCCGTGCCCGCGCCTAAGAGCCAGGCTCAGGCCGCTCTGCTCGGCGTCATCGCAGGCTCCAAGGTCAAGGACCTGCGCGGCCAGGCTGCCACCGCCTACGGCAAAGGGCTCACCAAAGGCAAGGCGCGCGCGATGCTCCGAGGCGCGCCCGTGAAGGCCCTCCCGCCCCGTTACCGGGACTGAGCACAACCTCCAAAGGTCGGGATGTTCCGACTTTTCCGTCCGGAGGTCCAACCAACATGCCCAAAACCAAGGCTGTCCTTTTGGGCAGGTTCTCCAACCCGGCGCGATGCCGACGAAGGAAGAAGGTCGCGATGACCACAGAAGCCACCACACCCACTCCCACGACTCCCACTCCCACACCCACCCCGACGCCGGTAGCGCCAGCGCCTGCAAGCCCGCTGGCGCCTGCGCCTGCGCCGGTCACGCCTCCGGTCCCTGATCCGGACCCGGCAGTGATCGCCCAGGCCAACGACCCCGGTGCGGTGGAACGGCTGATCGCCTCCGAGCGCGAGGCTCGTGCGACCGCCGAGAGGGAGGCTGCTGCTCAGAAGGCTCGCGCCGATGAGCTCGCGAAGGCCTCGGAGACCGAGGCTGACCGCCTGAAGCGGGAGGCGGAGGAGGGACGCAACCTTGGTGCTCAGGGCGCTGCCGCGCTACAGCAGGCCAACAAGCTCGTCGGGCTGACGTCGCTCGGCCTCACCGGACCTGCGGCTGCGGCGGCGCTCAAGCTCGTCGACGGAGTGGAGTTCGACTCCATGCACCGTCCCACCAACCTCCAGGCGCGCCTCGACGCAGCCAAGCAGATCTACGGAGAGGGGCCGTTCACAGGTGCGACACCTGTCCCGGTCCCGACGCCGGACCCCACCGACCCTGCGGCCATCGCCGCAGCGGCCGCTGGCCCGGCGCCCGGAGTCCCGGTGATTCCGGAAATGCACCAGGGGCCGCGCGTACCGGCGGGCCCGTCCGACGCCGAGAAAGAAGCGGCATGGCTCTCGAGCTTCCCGCAAGCCCCGCCCGTCCCTACGTGATCGACTAAGGAGCAGATCCCTTGGACACGCCAGCCAACGTTTCCACCCAGTACTTCGAGGACGGGAATGTCTCGTTCAAGGCCACCGCCGCCGTCACCGGAAAGCGCTTCCTGAAGCCCTCCGCTGACCAGTCGGGTGGCCCGGGGCTCTCGACCGACATCGAGAACCTCCTCAAGATGGCCACCTGCGGCGCAGGTCAGAAGTCGTCGGGCGTGTCGAAGTACGACGTCGCCTCCGGCTCCGAGGGTGGTGTGCACGGCCAGCCCGGGATGATCGTCCCGGTCACCGCCGGCGGTGCCATCACGGTCGGCCAGGAGGTCATGTCGGACGCCACTGGCAAGGCGGTCCCGTGGACCTCAGCAGCTTCCGAAGCGAACCGAGCGCTCGGTCTCGCAATGTCCGGCGCGGCCAATGGGGCCGACGCCATGATCAAGCTCTACTAGGGGGACTGAGAAACCATGCCAGTCGAAAACATCCAGTACCCCTACGGGGTCCCAACCGTCGCCGGTGACACGATCACCGTCGACTGGCTGCTCCGCGATCCGAACCGGATCAACCGGGCCATCGCCAACCTCGCGCTTCAGCGCTTCTACGTCGACCGGGTGTTCAGCCCCGCTGGGCCCATCGTCGGCGGAGCGCAGGCGTTCGAGGTCGCTCTCACGAACGACCTCTACCCCAGCCGAGACGTTCGGCGTGTTGAGCCGGGAGACAGCTTCCCGGTCGTCACGTTCGACCGTGGGCAGGTCTTCACCGCCCAGGTCGAGAAGTTCGGTGGGAAGTTCCCGATCACCGACGAGGCCGTGCGGCGCAACCGCATCGGCAGGGTCAACCGGGCGATCACGCAGCTGTCGAACGTGATCCTCCGCAAGATCCAGCAGCGCGCGCTCGCAGAGCTCACCGCTGCCATCTCGACCTACACCCGCACCGCCGTGGGGACGTCCTGGACGACCTCCTCGGGCACCGCTGCCGGGTCGCAGCTGGCCACGGTCGGTCCCATCGCGGACGTCACGGCCGTTGGCCTGGCGAACGAGGTCGCGGAGCTCGGCTACGAGTACAACTACGCCATCATGAACCCGGCGGAGTACCGCAAGGGCACCCTCACCGCAGTCGCGCTGGGGACGACCCTCGAGGCGATGCTCGCCGGGTATGGCATCCAGGGCATCTGGGTCACGAACCGCAAGGCCGCCGGCACGATCTACTGGCTCGCGCAGGGCCAGGTCGGCGAGCTCGGCTACGAGGTCCCGCTCTCGCAGGAGACCTGGCGCGACAAGGACGGGAAGCAGCAGACCTGGTTCCAGTCCTACGTGCTGCCCATCGTGTACGTCACCGACCCGCTGGCCATCCTCGAGACCACCGGCCACTAGGCCAGAAGGAGATACGGAATGTGCCCCGAGGCCACAATCAAGGCGGGCTTCTTCACCCACGCCGAAGGCGTAGCGATGAAGGGCCAGACGGTCAACCTCAGCGACGAGGAGTACGAGCGCGGAAAGGAGGCCGGTGCGTTCGAGGACGCCCCGATCCACACCGACGCGCTCGAGGCTGCGTTCGGCGAGAACGACGGCGGAGCCTCCGTGGGTGAGAACGCCCCGGAGGGTGCCGAGCCGCCCGGTGACGCCGATGTCGAGGTCGGCGAGGAGGACCCGGAGTCGGGGCCACTCGCTCCCGACTCGCCCAACCCGCCCAGCGTGGGGGGTCCGACCAACGTCGAGGCCTTCGAGGAGGCCATTCAGGGCGAGTCGGCCAAGAACGTGGACGACCTCAAGGGTGAGGCGCTCGACAAGGCTGTTGCCGACGCCGGGATCGACGCCTCCAAGGGTGGCTCGCTCTCGGACGGGTCGCTTTCCGCCGACGAGAAGCGCGCGGCTCTCAAGAACCGGGCGTAGCCCGTGAACAGCACGGAGGCCCAGAAGGCGTACCAGGCCGGGAAGACCCTGCCCGATGTGCAGTGGCCTGACGACCTGGAGCTTCCGCCTGAGAAGCGCGTCCTAGGGGTGCACCACTGCCCCTTCGCCGAGGGCGACCCTCAGCGCGAGATGTGGCTGAAGGGCCTCCGTGACCGCCTCGAGGAACCGGCGGCTGACCCCAAGAAGGTGCTGGCCGAGATCAAGAAGGAGCTCGCATGATCCACGGCCGTAGGGATGATGGCCTCGGCCTTCTGGACCGCGCTCGCGGCCTGATGAGGCGCAAGGCCACGCTCTGGGACTCGATGACGGTCACCGGCGAGATGCACCTCGAGGTCCGGGGTGCGGACGGCCGGATCAAGGCCACCCGGCACAAGAAGAACCTGGTGGTGACCACCGGCCGGGACGCGATCATCGAGCGGCTCGACTCCACGCCGTCCACGACGCAGCCGACCCACATGGCGGTCGGCACCAGCACGACCGCTGCCGCCGCAGGCCAGACCGCCCTGATCGCGGAGGTCGACCGCAACGCCCTGACCTCGAGCGTCGCCTCGGGTGGCGTCCTCACGATGGTCGGCAACTGGGCTGCGGGCGACGCCACCAACGGCGCGCTGGCCGAGGCTGGCGTGTTCAACGCGGGTGCGGCCGGCACGATGTACAGCCGGGCGACGTTCACGGCGATCGCCAAGGGCGCGGCGGACACGCTCCAGATCACGTGGACATATACATTGACTCCGTCATGAGCCGAACGTACACTATGACGCATGGATACCAAGTCATGCGAGCACTGTGGCGATACGTTCGGGAAGCCCCCAGGCGTGCGAGGGCGACAGTGGGCGGAGCGACGGTTCTGCTCGCTCAGGTGCGCCTACGCGAGCCGGAAGGGCACACGGACCGGCGAGGCACACCCTTCATGGAAGGGCGGGCGTGTCGAGGACGGCGGCTACATGCGGGTGCGGCGCAACGGCCGCTACGAGCAGGAGCACCGGGTTGTGATGGAGGAGGCGCTGGGTCGGCCGCTGCGTGCGGACGAGACGGTGCACCACCTGAACGGCAACGGGCTGGACAACCGGCTCAGCAACCTCCAACTGCGCGTGGGTCGTCATGGGCGCGGGGCAGCCTTGTGCTGCGCCGACTGCGGCTCTGTCAATCTCAGGCCGCTCGAACTCTGAGCACCTGGACATACACCCTGACGCCGAGCTAGCGCCATGGCGGGCGCCGTAATCGAGAGGCTCGTCAACGACTACGCGAGCACGCTAACCGTCGCTTGGGCCTCCGGCGCGAGCCCGGCTGCCGGCGCCGACTTCGACGTTGCGGCGGTAGTCGACGACTGGGGCAACGCGCTGCCCGCCACTGGGCAGTTCCGGCTGCGGATCGAAGACGAGATCGTCGTCGTTACCCGTGATGGCGCGGCCGCCGGGAAGCTGAAGGTCGTCACACGCGGCGCCGAGGTCAGTGCCGCTGCCGCACACGCCAGCGGCACTGCCATCGAGGCGCTCCCAACCGCCGCCGGTATGGCGCTGTTCCGGGGTGCCGTTGACCCGTCGAGGCGGGCGAAGGTACGCAGTGGCGAGTACCTCGGACCGGATGCCACTCCGGCGAACTTTTCGGGGGCCACGCTCAACCGTGGCTACACCTATCCACAGTGGATTCCTCGAGACTTCATAAGCCAGTCGGTCCACGCCGAGATCCAGACCGCCACTCCGT